AAATAAGCTGGAGCGGTAATACTTACGAGATTGAAGGCGTAAGCCTTGAAGGTCGAGAGCGCTACCTTATTTTAGATACAACACTTCGGGACTAATGGCGCAGGGTATTTACTTCGAGGTAGAAGGTTTAGAGAAGGCGCTAAAGAAGATAGAGCGCCTAAAGGATATAGACCGCAAGAAAGCCCGCCAGTTTAAGGGCGGTATACGCAAGGCGGCGAAGCCCTTAGTAAAAAGCGTAAAGAGCTCTATAAAGGACTCCGATAAAAAGACAGCTAGCACTAGAAAGCTGCAAAAGGGAAATAAGGAGACTACCGTAACTAATAAGAGCGGTAACCTCCGTAGATCTATAGCCTTTATACCTTCTAAAAAGCGCGGCGCTTTATTAGGATATGTAGGGGCTAGATTTGGTAAAAGAGCAGGTAAGACCTTCGACGGGTATTACGCTGCTATTGTAAACTACGGCATACCGAGAGGTAAGGCTAAAGCTTTACCAGATAAAAAGCGTAACATAGGATACGCAGAAAAAGGCTTCGCTAAGGGTGTGGCCCAGGCGCAAGCCCAACTATTTAAGGAAGTACAAAAAATACTAAAGCAAAGCTTATACGAGCTTAGTAGATAATGACGGAAGGAAAAGCTATATACTCAATACTAAGCAGCGACAGCGACGTAAGCGCTATCGTAGGTAGTCGCATTTACCCACAGATAGCAGCGCAGGGGGCAGCTTTTCCCTTTATTGTCTATGTACTACAAGACACTAGCCCAAGCGATACTAAGAGCGGCGTAAGCACCTTAGACGAGGTACGCTACGATATAGTAGTAGCTGCGGAAACATACGCAGAGGCTAGCGATCTAACAAATAAGATAAGAACGGCTTTAGATCGTTACACCGGAACGGCAAGCGGAGTAGTTATAGATAGCATCCAGTTTATAGACTTGGACGCAGATAACGACCCAGCTACTGAGACTTTTGTAACGAGCTCGGAGTATATAATAAGAGTTAAACGATGAAAATTACACTAACAAAAAAAGTAACCTTAGCTAGCGGTAAGAAGCTAGACAAAGGTCTAACTTTAAGCGTAGTAAACGAATACGGCCAAGAGCTTATAGAAGCTGGCAAGGCTGTAGAATTTGGGGCCGAGGCTCCGCAAGTAGAAGAAGAACAAATAAATAAATTAGATTAAAATGGCAACTACTGGCATTATGAACGGAACCCTACTAGGGGTATACGCTGGCTCTACCTTAATCGCTCACGCTACGGAGGGCTCTATCTCTTTATCAATGGATACTAGAGATGCAACTACTAAAGACTCTAGCGGCGCTCGCGCTCTATTGGAAGCTACTAAATCGGGTACTATCTCTGTATCTGCTTTGTACGCAGAAGATGCGGCTTACGGCGTTGATGACTTAATGACTGCTTGGAGCGGACGCTCTACGCTTACTGTTAAGTTTTCTACTGAAGTATCGGGGGACCACTACTGGGAAGCTTCAGCTTATGTAACTTCTTTGGAGGTAAACGCGGGTATGGAAGATAACGTAACTTACTCGGCTACTTTCGAGCTTACGGGAGCTATTACTTACTCTACAGTAGCGTAATAAGAAACACTAAACACACATAAAGCAAATGGTAAAGAAAGTAAACATAGGAGGCGAAGAAAGATCTGTAAAGTTCGGCTTCGCTGCTTTAATGCAATTCACGGACGCAACTGGATACACGCTAGCGCAGCTAGATAATATAGGCGATAGCCTAACGCTAAGCCAAGCTATCGAGCTCGTAAGAGCGGGGCTTAAGCAAGGCGCTAGAGTAGAAGGCACTAAGTTTAATGCTACAGCGGAAGAAGTAGCCGACTGGCTAGACGATAGCCCAGGGGCTTTAGAGGAAGTGTTAGCTATCTTTACCGAAAGCTTTACACCTGCAAAAAAGTAGAGGGGGCTAGGGGCCCAAAAGGCCCCGAAGCCCCTCTTACTTTTGATCGCTGCGAAGAGATAGCCCTAGGATTATTAGGGTACAACTACAGCGAGTACTTAGAGCTTACCCCGCGCAGCCTTAATAACGCTGTAACGGGATTTAGTGAAAAAAGGGAGGCCGCGAGCCGCGAGCTTTGGGAGATAATGCGAAGCCAGACGGTAACGCTAGTAAACCTACAGCTACCTAAAAACAAAAGAGTACAACCCCAGGAGCTCTATAAATTCCCTTGGGATACACAAAAAGCAGAGCCACAACTAACTAAAGCGGAAGCTAAAGCAATACTAAGCAGATGGCAAAAAGAAGCGTAGCAAGCACTAACATAAGCATAGGAGCTAACTTAGACGGTCTTAAGAGAGGTTTAAAGGTCGCTAGTAGTAGTATGCGACGCTTTGGAGCTAAAGCTAAAAGTATAGGTACAACGTTAAGTACTGGTATCTCAGCGCCCCTTATAGGTATAGGTACCTTATCTGTTAAGACCTTCTCTAGCTTCGAGGCTGAGATGAGTAAAGTAAAGGCGGTATCTGGAGCTACTGCCTCAGAGTTTGAGCGGCTAGAAAAGGAAGCGAAGCGCCTAGGTGCTACGACTACTTTTACGGCTAGCGATGTAGCAGGCTTGCAAGTAGAATTTGCTAAGCTTGGTTTTACAGCTCCAGAGATTGAGAATGTAACCGAGAGTACGCTATACTTAGCACAAGCTGCCGGTACTGATCTAGCGCGAGCTGCTGAGGTAGCCGGTGCTACTCTTCGAGGTTTTGGTATGGATACTACCGAGACTTCACACCTCACGGACGTAATGGCCCAGAGCTTTAGCGAATCTGCCCTAGATATAGAGAGCTTCGCCGAGGCTATGAAATATGTAGCTCCAGTAGCTAGCGCCGCAGGTATTAGCGTAGAGGAGACTACGGCAATGATTGAGCTACTAGGTAATGCTGGTATAAAAGGCAGCCAGGCAGGTACTTCTTTGCGCCGTATTATTTCGGAGCTTGGCGCTACCGGAGGAGATGTAGCTGGCTCTATAAAAAACCTAGCAAGCCAAGGCTTAAACCTAGCCGACGCTAAAGATGAAGTAGGCCGAAGCGCACAGAGTGCTCTACTTGTATTAAGCGAGACTATAGATACTTTACCGGGCCTTACTGAGGGGCTGGTAAATGCTGACAACGCGGCTAAGGATATGGCCGATACTATGATGGACAACACTAGCGGAGCTTTTAAGGAGCTCCAAAGTGCTACAGAAGGAGCTCTTATAGAGCTCGGTGATGCCATCACAGATAACGAAATTTTTAAGGATATACTAGAGGGGCTTACTCGTACTATGGGTAAGATTACGGAGTATATCCGAGGTATGAGCGATGCGCAGCTCTATAATAACACGGTACTAGCTGGCCTTTTGGCCGCTGTACCTTTGGTTATTGCAGCTGTAGGCTCCCTTACTATAGCCTTCGGATCTCTTACGGCAGCTATGGGGCCTTTAGGTATCGCTCTAGCGGGGGTAATGGTTTTGTACGCCTCACTCCGTAAAGAAGTAGACCTTACTAAAAAAGCCGTAGATGACGCTTTAGGTAGTGAGGACTCTAAGGAAGCTTTATCGGATCTTAAAGAAAGATACAATACTCTCACCAATTCTATAATTAAGCAGCAGAAAGCTATATACGAGTTTAAGAGAAACTATAAAAACCCGTTTTATGATGCTGAGGAAACCAGAAGGTATAAGCAGCTTACGGAAGCTTTAGAGAGTTTAAGAGCAAAAAGAGCCCAAGTAAAAGAGGGTATAGACAAGCTTACCGAAAAGCAAAAAGCAAGCAACGAAGAAACGGGGCAAGCTGTAGAAGAAACCAAGAGCCTAGCTAAAGTAGTTAAAGAAAGCCTAGTACCTGCGGTAGCTTCTATGAAGGAGGTAAGCGTAGTAGCTGCCGACTCTATGCAGCGACTAGGTGAGAAATTCGTAGAAAACCAGCAGAAAGCTCTAAGCTTTACAGCTGCTACGGGTGAAGGTCTTAAGCAAGCTATAAACCTTACTGGGGGGCTAGCTTACGAGTTTAGTAGTAATTTAGGTAACGCTATAGCGGGAGCTATTATACACGGCGAGAGCTTTAGCGAAAGCTTCATAACTGCCCTTAAGGCTATGGCTGCACAGCTTGTAGCTACGATAGCTTTAGTAGCTGTATTAGCTGCCTTACTAGTTATAGCTACGGGTGGCCTTGGAGCATTAAGCTTACAGAGCTTGGGCGTAGGTATGAAGGCTGTAGCTGCCTCTAGTGGTATACAAGTACCTTTCTTAGCAGAGGGCGGTATAGTTACCGGCCCTACTTTAGCAATGATTGGAGAAGGCCGCGAGAGCGAAGCAGTAATACCACTAAGCAAGCTACCACAGATAGCAGGAGCTACTGGAGGTGCTGTAGAGGTATACGGACGCCTAAGCGGCCAGGATATACTCCTAAGCACCGAAAAGGCAAATAGAACACGAAGCAGATACAGAGGTTTTTAATAGATGGGGTTAAGATTATACAGCGAGTTTATAAGCCATAACGGCAAAGAGTTTAAGATCGAGATCTTCGATAGTGAATGGGAGCTAAACGCTTCTAGCTTCGTTACAGCCTCTGACGGCTTTACCCTAAACTATAGCGGGGAAACGGACGATATAGTAAGCCCTATCGTAGGCTCTAATGCTACGGTAAGAGCTTATAACCAAACGGGCTTCTTCGATAACTTTATAGAGGACTTAAAGGAGTACCAGGAAGAGCGTTTTACCCTTAAGATTAGTAAGAAGGCCGACCAAGCTACGCTAAAAGCCGTTAGCGACTATTTTAATAGAGTAGAAGCCGACGGGGGTACCTATGAGGCTGGCGAGTGCTTAAAGTTCGCTATAGAGGCTTTAGGAGGTGTAACAGACACGGCGCAAGCTTACTATATACTAAACTTATTTAAGTACAGAGTAGAGCAGGACGGCGGTACTGTAGAAGGGGACGAGTGCGTAGTAGAGGACTTGCAAGGCTTAGGTATTCAAGATAGCTATTTTACCTACTGGACTGGTACTATAATGCAGGACCTTATCACGGTAGAGGATACGCATAAACCGTATGTATTTAGTATTACAGCAGTCGACGGTATAGGCCTACTAGCTCAAAAAGATTACACCTGGGAATTTAACGATACTATAGAGAGCTTTATAGGCAGAGCGGTTACAGCTATAGGAAATACCGACCTATATAGCGACACAGATACAGCCTATGCCACTACTTTAAATACTTGGGA